CTCAAGGGCAGCAGTCTCTCCAACATGCCGTTCAAAGCCTTCCATGATTGCGCTACAAAGCGCAGCTTCTGGCGTAGCTCCTTTTCCTGAGTCTACGGAAAGATACTTTGCGTTTGGGCGGATGCACTGAGCAACCGGGATACCAACCCTATCCAGCCCTGTGATTTCACTAATCCTTGTAATGCCAGCCGCATCGAAATGCGGAGTCATTCGCGATATAGTTTCCCTTGGAGTACATGCTCGTTGTGCGCCTTCTAGTCGTATTTTTAGTGTGTCCATTTAAATTCAAGGCCCATTAAGATCAGCCCTCCAGCTGCCTTAGCAAGCACTGAATTTTTAATTTTCTCAGCAAGTTGCTCTCCATTTTTGCAGTACCAAGCAATAAACTTGTGCGAGGCGTGCTTTATCATGTTTGAACGGAACTTCATCCAACGGTTTGTCTTTGTTCCAAAGCAGGCTCTTGCAACCCAGCAACACGCAGCCGCTACCGCTGCGGCACTAGTAGCTGCACCTGCAATTGCTCCATACATTTGACTCTTACCAGCCCGTTCAGCCGCCCGTGCCTGTACTGTTCCTGCTGCATACTGCGATTGCGCGTTATACGCCCCGTAGATCGACCCCATGCCAGTTTGTGACTCAGGGTTGAAGTATTGCGGTCCAGCCTGCTGTTGACTCATCATTGCGTTCATGGCGGCCTGTCCACCAAAGGCGGTTGAGTACATAGGCTGTTGGTAGAACGAGGTCAGCGCAGGAGCAGCCTGCTGCTGGAAGTAGCCACCCAAGCCCGTGCCAAGGGCCACAAGTTGCTGTTCTCGGGCCTGACGTGCGTTGTAGCGGTTCATCACCTCGGCAAGGTTGGACTGTGCGCCAAGGGCTGTTCCACGAGTTGCGTAGCCTGCGCGTGTCTGCTGCTCGATTGAACGCTGCTCTTCTGGCGAAAGATTTGTTCCATTGGCCTGTAAGCCGCCGAGTTTCTGCTGGGCGTACTGTTGGAGTGCGCGGTTGATCCCGCCAACACCCTGCACATCCTGAAACGCTTGAACATATTCACCACCGCGCCCCCGCAAGCCGCGCAACTGCGCAGCCTGCTGACTCTTCATGTAATCCTCTTCTAGCTGCGAATACGCAGGCTGAAGCCCTCGATACATTTCCATTTGGCTAGCAGCAGCTTGCCTAGCAATCTGATCCTGTAAGGCCTGATACTTAGGCTGAAACTCGGCCTCCTTGGCGTAGACTTGTGGAGCTAAATCAATTTGCGCCTGCAAAATTGACCGCATTGACTCCTGATATTGAGGAGCTGCTGGCTGTTCGATAACTTGAGTTTTACCTCCGCCCATATAAAAGTCTTTCTAGTTTTTTAGGAGTTATCTGAACTGCATGGTCGCATTTCCATGCCCACAGTTGTGTGATTGGTGATTTACGAGCAAATCCTTGGTTGAACATTTCAACAACTGCTTCAGGTTCATTAGCCCATGCCAAGTGAATTGTCCAAACCCCATTTGGTTTTCGCCACTTCCAGTTGAAGTCACTGACTCCGGGGTGGATTGTAGCAATCCCCGTAATGATGCCGTTGCGGCGAGCCACATAAATACTGTCATGCACACCATAGAAGCTAAGATATCCGTCAACGTCATCTCGGGAAACTTGTCCAAGAAGCTGTAGATGATTTCGGCATTGTTCATATAGTGTATCGACAAGTTGTTCCCAGTCTTGGACTGTCATTAGGTTTTGACGATAAACATCAGGGCTACGTTGCGGGGGCGGGTTTCAGTGCCGCCTGTTGAACCTGTAATGCCAGATGAAGCATTTATATAATGCGTGTCACCTCCACTTGTAGTATCTGTTCCTTGCGTTGTTTGAACGTATGTGTGCGTATGCGGCTGGATGTCTTGACCCTGAAAAGACCGCACGTTGCGCCCCTGATCAACACCCTTCCCATGATCCCATCCACGAACAAACTCACCGCGCAAGTCGGGCACATTTGTGCCGTAAATTGCAATAAGGGCGGCAGATCCAGCCGTGGACTGCCCATTGCACTCTAGCCAGCCGAGCGGAGGCACCCCTCCACCCCACATTACAATTGTGCCTGACGGTACTCTAAGTGCAACTGCGCTGGCAGCTGCGCTGGCAGCCGTAGAGTCAACGTAGCCTTTACTGGCTGCTGTAGCGGATGTTGCTGGTGTGCTGTTATTCAGAATAAGCGACCCAGTCATGGTGCCACCTGTAAGCTGCACAAAAACGGCAGAAAACAACGTCCTTATACTTTCAAGCGTATATTTAAAAAGCGATCCTGTACGTTCAGCGATAACAAAATCGCCCACTTGTGGAGTGGATGAGTTTTGAGCTGAAATGGCACCGGGCAACAATACAGCCTGATCAACGTGGTCGTTGAGGTTGTTAGCAGTAACCTGCGAGTTCGCCGCTGGAAAGTCTGCGTAAGTTGTTCCCTTTTGAATTTGTTGAGCTGGCATAAGGTTATTCCTGCGAGATCATTGGTCTATTAGCGGCTATAGCATAAACAGCCGTACTTTTCAAGGATGGTCTTCCAACAACAAAATTTACAGTACAGGCAATTGACGTTCCTCGGGCTGCAATGCGTGGGCGCAACGTGCCATCCGTAGTGCCACTAAAACTGTACTTTAACACTGTTTCAGTAGAGTCTGGATCGTAAGTGGTTGCATCAATCTGCACAAAATCATTTTGTACGTTATTGAAGGTAAATTCTCCTCGGCTAAACCGTTTTTCAGAAGTTCCACCAAACGCATACTCTCTAGTCTTTATAGATGCAGGAATATGAATAAAGTTTTGAGTAGTAGCAATTGTGGATTCAGTCTTAACTGGCTCGCCATTTGGCTGAAGAGATGCAGGAAACAAGTTAAATGGCAATAATGGCGTTACATCAGATGTGTTAAACTCGTCGCCTTCAACTTGTTCTTCAGTTAAAAACACGCCACCATATTGAGTTGATCCAGCAAAGTTAGTGATAATCATTAACCTGCGCTGATTGATATACGCAGACAAGATAAAGTTATCTTGGAACAAACCAGTCGGATAATAGTCAATTGACTCCCACGCTTGGTTAAGCGTGTTGTAGACTAGGATCTTATCGTTCCTCGTCGCCGTGCCAGTAGGCATGGCAATGTAGAAGCGGTTGTTAAAGTAGGTCGCAACCGAGTTTTGAACGGCGTTGTAGTTTACGGTGTCAAAGAAGTCTGCAATTGGCTCACTGAGCGGCAGCGTGTTGCCTAGCAGCTTCAGGTCAAGCTGAGGTGTTAGCATGTGTACACCGTTGGCAGACAAGAAAAAGACAAACTGGCCAGCAGCCACAATTGAGCGTCTAGCCAGACAGCCAATCTCGGTTGTTACCACAGTTGTGCTGCTCTGCGCTCCGGGCGGAGAGCCAATGTCAAAGTTGTTGGTATCAACGTAGACAACGTAAATACTCTTAGTCATGAAGACCAAGAACTGGTCCTGCACCCACGGCAACACCCCCACAATCGAGTCGTTCCCGCCAGTGTTGATGATAAAGTTATTGAGCGTTGTGTCGCACTGCTCACTTAAGATGTCACTCACCAACACTTGGTAATCACCATACTTGAGGACAAGTCTGTTCTGGAAGTACAGCCCAAAATCAGCGCAAGGCACAGACTCCGTAATTCCTGTAACTGTAGTTCCGTCTATCGTGAACTTCTGCTGTGCAAATGAAAGTGTTGCCTGCCCATCTTCCCATATTAGCGGCGGTTTGCCGCGTCGAGCTGTCCATCCCGATTGGCCAGTTTGAGCAATGTAAGTTGATGCCGTGTTGTTGGTGTACTGAAACGTAAACGTGGTTGTTCCAGTAACAGTAATCACATAACTGCCAGTAACTGACTGAAATGCGCTAGTGCTGCTTGTGTATCCTATAGTGACTTCGTCGTTGTTAGAGTACCCGTGAGCCGTAGGCGTTGTTACTGTAATTGTACCAGTGGCTCCAATTGCAATGCTTGCGTTGGATTGTGTTGTGGCAAATGTCGTCTTATCGTACTTTCCACGGAAGATGTAGACCTTATTGAGTGCTGTAACGACATCACAGATACCACCTACTGCAATTGTTCTATTGGCAGGAAATGGATACGCATCACTTAAAAATTCAGAATCTGACCCTTGAGCTGGCCTGTACAGGTACATCTTATTCGTAAATACCAGCACGATATTGTCACGCCCCTCGTCATCAACATACAGACCAGACCCAACCATTGTCAGAAGCGCAAGGTCATTGTCGGTAAGGCGCTTGGTTCCTTTACGAGGTTGGGCAATCCCACGCTGCAAGCGAGTGTTAAAGCTCGCCTGTAGCATGCCGGGCTTCAAGTTTGCAGGATCAAGCCTACTGGCAAAGCCAATAAACATGTCGTCACCTTCAGCTTGAAGTTCTTCTGCCATTAGGAAATGAGCTTACTGAGCTTGTCTACAACCCGCTGGAGATCGTCACGCAGTTCAACCATGCGCTCCATATGACCTTCATCCTCGCCTTCTTCTTCGTATTCTTCCTCACCATACCCACACTCAGGGCAGCATCCATTGGACTCCATTGGAGAGTCACACTCGGGGCAGGAGCGTCCTTTGTCAACGGCAGGGCCGCCAAGGATCATCAACAAGGATTTCATTGATTTGGGCATAAAATTAAGCAGTTAAAGATTGTCCCTTGGCCCGGCGAACACGCAGATCAGCAAGAGAATAAGGAGTATCGTACTCAAAATGAGGCGCATCGTAAATAGACTTGAAGTTGCCACCCCAACGGAGCTTGTGCTTGGCGCAGAGTGTGGAGGCGTGCTTATGCATAAGGTCAGCGATCTTTGCGTCAGCGGGTGTGCTG